CAATGTGGCTGCCGGTGTTGTGGTGGATCTCGACATGAACAACAGTCTGGGCAATGACCGGCTGACGCATCCAGGGCGATTCCGATGAGCCAGGTGTCTACAGTCCAGTGGGATGACAGCGCCGCGCAGTCCTATATCCGATTCCTGGATCAGGCGCCGGATATCACCCACGAGGAAATGTCTGCCAGCGTCGAGGAAATTCTGTTACTGCTGGAACGCGAGATCAAGGATGACACGCCGGTGGGTGTGGGTGGCAGCGCAGGCCTTCGTGGCAGCATCACGCACCAGATGATAGGCACCGCGCTCAGCGGCGGTGTGGGTGTGGCGGGCAAAGTGTTCACGCCCATGGCGCACGGCCTGCCTGTCGAGCTGGGCACCCGACCGCACTGGCCACCGATTGAGCCGATCGCCGACTGGGTGCATGCCAAGCTGGGTGTACCGCGTGCTGAGGCGGGTTCGGTGGCCTACCTGGTAGCGCGCAAGATCTCCCGGAAAGGCACCAAGGGCGCACACATGTTCGAGAAGAATTTCAGCGAACATGCCGGTCAGATCACCAGCCTGTTGCTGGCTGGGCTGGATCGCATTACCACACGTCTGGAGGCGGGTCGATGAGCCTGGCCACGCTGCGAGCAGCCATCAAGGCCACGCTGGAGGGCGTGACAGGCATTGGCCCGGTGTATGACTACGAACGCTATGCCAAGACCAACAGCGAGCTGGTAACGCTCTACACGTTAAATGGCAGGCTGCATGGCTGGCACTTCTACCGTGAAGCCACCGTGGAAGAGGATCTGGACAATAGCGAAGTCCGGCGTGTGGTGCGTTGGAAGGTCCGTGGCTTTATGGCGCTGGACGATGCTGACCAAACCGGCCTGGTCTTCGATGACCTGGTGGAGTCGATCGCGGATGCATTCCGCACTGACCCCACGCTGGGTGGCGCATGCCTGGCGACCAAGGATCTCGATCAGGAATTCGGCCCGTCCGGTATTCAGGTGGAATCTATTGTGCCGGTCATGTTCGCCAATGTGCTCTGCCATCGCGCGGAGCTGAGTTTGTTAACTGAAAATACTAATCCGGTTGTTTAAGTAACAGGAGAGCACCATGCTCACGCGAAACAAAGTCTTTTTGCACAAAGTTGAGACCATCAAGGGCGTTGATGCCGTGCCGGTACCCAGCTCGGATCTGATCATGCCGAATGGCGATCTCAATATCAGTACACCGACCGACAAGGACACCGGTGAGGGTGATATCAAGGGGACCTTCGGTCCGGGGGATTCTGTCACCCTGAAGCAGTCGAGCGGTCTTGAGATCAGTTCACGTGTACGCGGACTGGGCGGGGTTGGCGGGAATCTGGTGCCCGACATTCACTCCTTGCTCATTGGTTCCGGGCATAGCGTCGTAACCGGTGGTGATGGTACAACCACACCGCGCACGGCGGTTTATACGCCCACAAGCACATCGTCTGTCATCCAGAACACCGGTGCCTCGGGCTATTTTTATGAGGACGGGATGCTTCACAAGTTGATTGGGTCGGTCAACACGCTCTCGTTCGAGGCGGCAATGGCTGTGCTGATGGCGAAGGCCAACGTCCAGTCCGGCTATACGCCTCCCGGCGTGGTGGCGCTGCCTGCCTGGTCCGCGCCCAATGGCGAGATCTTCCGGATGACATCAGCGCTATGCGCTGTCACCGAAGATGCTGCGACGATCAATATTGGCAGCTTTACGCTCGACACCGGTGTGGACATCCAGGAGAACTATGAGACCGGTTCACACTTCTTCGAAATCGCCGACCGCAACCCCACACTGGCCATTGACCCGAAAGCGGTTGCCAGCGCTGCGGACTGGACGGCACTGACCAACTCTACCAGTGTCGCGCTGATTGCCACGTTTACCAATAACCTGGGTGAAACGCTGGTATTCAATGCGCCAAAGGGCGAGATCAGCGAAATCTCAACCGGTGACCGCGCTGGCCGTATTACCCGGCAAAAGACGTTTTCACTGAAAGAAACCAACGGTGATGACCAATACACGATCACCTGGACGGGAGTGATCTGATGGCGCTGCATGTACGCTTACCCGATGAAACGTTCGAGTATGTCCTGCGTGCTGACCAGGACAGTGACAACCCGACGGTGTTCACCTTTCGCGCGCCAAGCGCACGCGCCCAGGCGCGACTGACGCAGAGTGTCATGAATGACCAGGATCTACTCCAGGCCATGAATGAAGCGAAAGCCGAAGCCAACGGTAGTGAGCTGAAACCCGAGGATCTTGAGCCCTACCTCAAAGGCAAGCAGGTTGACCTGGCAAGCACGGTGGGTGATTACATTGAGCTGCTCAACGACTGTCTCATTTCGGTTAACCCGGTGATCGACCCTGCAGGTAAGTCATTGGAAATGAGTGGTGCAGCGTTCATGCAGGTAGTCGATTTCGGCACGGTCATGGAACTCGGGCCTGCGGCACTGAAGCGCGGTTCGTTGTCTGAAGGCCAGGCAAAAAACTCCGACGCGCAGCCCGAGCAAGAGCCGGCGGCTTTGGCTGCGCCGAGTGCCCACGAGTAACTGATTACCCGGCACACTGTTTCGAGGCTGAGCCTGAGGAATGGGTGCCGGATATCCCGGAAGAACCGGGCACGCATTGTCCGGTGTGGCTTGGCCACCAATACGAGTTCTATTTCCGTTCGCGGGAATGGCGTGACAAGGGCCTGCTTCCACTGCCCGGCACCTGGTGGGAGCAGCCGGCACATTGGGTGCAAGCGCTGGACATTATCGACACTGTTGTCGCGCAAATTGAAAAAGAGCAAATGAGCAATATCGGACATGGCAATCGGGATCGGTAAAGGTGGTGAGCTCTCCGTTGTTCTTCGCGTGAAGGACAACGGCTCGGTGACGGTTGAGAAATTCGGCCGTACTGCGGAAAAAAGCATGAAGAAGGGGGCGCGTGCAGCCAAGGCCATGAGTGCCGCTTATGTGGGCGCTACCGGCAATCTGTCTAAACTGACACGCGGTGTATTCTCCTTCAAAACGGCGCTGGCCGGCATCGGCATTGGTGCGGTATCGCGCCAGTTCATCGATGCAGCGTCAACGTCTGAGCAGTTTCGTGTACGGCTCAGCGTTCTGCTGGGCAGTGTCGATGAAGGCAACCGGCTGTTTGCCGAAATGGCGAAATTCGCCAGTCGCGTCCCCTTTGAGTATCAGGAAATCATGGCTTCTGCGACTCAGCTGTCTGGCATTCTGCGCGGCGGTGTTGATGAGATTTCGAGATGGATGCCTTTGATTGCCGACCTGGCAGCGGCATCAGGTCTGGGCATCCAGCAGACGACCGAACAGATCTCGCGCATGCTGTCGGCCGGCGCCAACTCGGCGGATCTGTTCAGGGAGCGTGGCATCCTCGCCATGCTCGGATTCCAGGCGGGCGTGCAGATCTCGGCTGAGGAAACCAAAGCCCAGCTGATTGCCGCCTGGACCGATACCAACAGCAAGTTCCGTGGTGCTACGGACAATCTCGCCCGCACCTGGGATGGCACCATGTCCATGCTGTCTGATAAGTGGTTCCTGGTGCGGAACCAGCTCATGGATGCAGGGCTCTTCGACTTCTTCAAAGCGGCGGCCAATGTGATCGACAAGGATCTCGGTGGCGCGCTGGTGAACAATGAAGCGACAGCAAAACGCTGGTCTGATTCGATCATCAATACGATAGAGGCGATGGCTGTCGGAACGGCGAAGTTCATTGATGTTGTCGATGGCCCGATTAGCAACATAGCCTCGATTGGGTCGAATCTGTGGGATGAGTATAAGCAGCTGCCTGAATGGGCTCAGGAAGCGGGTATCGTGGGTGCGTTGCTGGGTGGCAGAAAGGGCCTTGCCATTGTTGCCGGCCTGGTCGCTGTCGGTGACGAAACGCGCACAACGGCGGAATGGTGGAAGGCTTATTCGCAAGATAACATCGGTTTCTTCGAGTGGTTCACGACCGGGAACGAAGCTGCTCGCGAGCGCCTCGATGCGCTGCAAAAACGTACTGAAATGATGTCGGGTACCATCCAGCGGAACGTAAAGCCGATCACTGACGTGCTCTTGGGCGAGGGCAATAATGGTGGTGATAGCGCTGAATCACGCATACGTGCCTTTTTTGATCGTGTGCGCGAGGAAATGGATGCCTCGCGTGCAGATATCGCCGCCACACTCTCCAATGGCGCTAACGCGGATGGTGGTAGTTTCATCCTCGGCAATGCGGAAGAGGATCTGACAAAACTCCGTGAAGCCCTGGCAGAGAAGTTAATTATTCTCGATGATTCCATGCTCAGTGAGCGTGAGCTGATCCAGGATGACTTTCTCGAAAAGCAATTCCTTTTGGAAGAGGCGCTCAACAACAACGTACAGACGTACGCGCAATATAATGAGCGGCGCGCCGCACTGGATGCCTGGTATACCAATCAAAAGGCAAAGCTGGATGCCAAGGATCTGAAGCGCCAGAGCGGCGTTCAGGCCAGCATCCGGTCAACGCGTCGGGCAACATTTAACAATGCTGTCGCTCTGCTGAATGTGCTGGCGACGAAGTCTGAAGGTGCTGCGATATTAGCTCTGGCCATACAAAAAGGACTGGCGATCGCGCAAACCATTATCAACACCAAAGTTGCCCAGATACGGGCATTGGCTGAACTTGGTCCGATTGCTGGCCCACCCATGGCCGCCGCAATCGGCGTCTGGGGGGCTGCCAGTGTTGCGCTTATCGCGGCCACCGGTCTGGTCCAGGCTGCAGGCATTATTGGTGGCGGCGGCGGACCGCAGGCATCTCCTGTATTTCAGGCAGATCCTGGGACCAATAATCCGATCACAAATGATGTTGCGGGCACCCAGACACAAACCCAGAAGCCACCTGAGCGGACTGTATTTCTTGTGCTCGATTCGGACCGACTGATTACAACGAATATGGTACGTGATCAGATTATCCCGGAGATTAATGAGGCCATTGGCGATGGCGTGACGTTAAAGGTTTCATCATGACAGGCTTGCCTCTGGCGCTGTTCGATAATCGTTTTGCGGATGCGACGCCCGTCGCATCAAGCACTGCGGTTGGAGACTTTGCCGCTGTCAACCTGGTCGACTGGCGACCGTATACCTGGTGGCAACCGGCTGCCATGCCTGGTGAGGTGCTGGTTGACTGTGGCTCGCCGAAGTCGGCGGATTATTTGGCGGTGTACGGCCACAATTTATTTACGTCCGGCGCGGATATCCGACTGCGATATTCCAGCGACAATTTTGTGGCTGATGATAATCTCCTGGCCGTCATAACGCCGGCAGATGACATGCCCTTTATCTATACCTTTGCGAGCACAACCGCTCGCTATTGGAAGGTGGTTTTCAACGGGACGGCAGCGCCTTCACTCGCGATCGTCGCGGTGGGTAATAAGCTGGAGTTCCCGCGCCGGTTGCGGGCAGGATTTGACCCGCTCAGTCGTGCACCTGGCGGTAAATTCAACCGCAACATGAAAGGGCAACCTCTTGGCAGTGTTGTGGAATACGAGCAATGGAGACAGCGGATCAGGTTTCGCAACCTGACATGGAGTTGGCTTCGCGCAACCTGGATGCCGGCCTGGTCTCAACACCTGCGCGCCAAACCCTGGCTGTTTGCCTGGGACCCGGTAGATCATACCGATGAACTGTTCCTGGTGGAGTCTGGAAAGGGTTACAAGGCTCCCATAACACGCGGTTCTTTTGCCGATTTGCAGCTTCAGGTTAGCGGTGTAGCGTTGTGACGATTCGATGAGTATTACAGAGAGCCCAATCCGCACCACTGCACGCACTGCGTTCGATCGTCAACCCGTGACGATTCTCGAATTGGATATGGACNGGTGCCTGAATACGTTCAGCGTGCTGCCATGTACGGCGACCGGCACGCCTTGCTACAACACGTTTTCAACCTGCAAAGANACTCCAAACTTCAATCTGGGTAGTAAAACGTACCGATTCATCAATCGCGGTGGGCCTATCCCGCCCGGTGAGACATTGCGACCCTACCTGGTGAGCGCAGCAACCGCACCGACCGAAATCGACCCTGAATCGGGATTGGCAAGGCGCGCAAGCGTGTCGGTTATTCTGCAGGATGAGGCTGTGCCGGATGCTGAGCAGGATCCGTATGTGGATCAGAGAACCGTCACTGCGGGAAGTACATTTTTGGCCAGGCTGATTGCGAGAAATCCCAACTATAGTGGACGGTGGGCACGCATACGGCGTGGGTATGCCGTCTCGCCCTGGGACTGGAACACCTTCCAGGATGAGCTATACATTATCGATCAGATTGATGGCCCGGATGCGGCAGGGCGCGTGCGTGTGACGCTGAAAGATCCACTGAAGTTGTCAGACCGTGATCAGGTCCCCGTGAAATCCACAGGTAGCCTGTTGGCAGCCATTACAGCATCAGACGTGAGCCTGACGCTGGGTGCTGGCGATGGTCCTCAATATGACGGGGATGATTATTTCACGATTGGCAGTGAGATTATCAAGAAAACAGGGCGGACTGGAGATACGCTGACCGGGTTGTCGCGAGGTCAGTTTGGCACAAAAGCTGACACACATGGCGTAGGTGCCAAAGTGCAAAAAAATCGAACCTGGATCAATATTCCAATGACTCAGGTTATGCACGATATCCTCAACGAAACAGGGATCTCTGATACCTATATCGATGTGGCACAGTTGAATGCTCAGGAGTCTACGTGGCTCGGCAATGCCTATAACATTACGGCCACCCTCAGTCGTCCTGAATCCGGTAGCAGGCTACTCGGGGAACTGGCCGTTTTGGCGAATGGCTCTATCTGGTGGCAGGCCATCGAGAAACTGGTTAAGTTCAAGGTGATCGCTGATGAGCCCCCTTCGACCAACCTGGTGAAATGGACCGATGCCACTTTCATGGATGGCACAGTGAAGGTCGACAGTGCCGATGATTTGCGCAAAACACGTGTATCCATCAACTATGATCTCATCGATTCCACGGAAAGCAGCCCTGATGACAAGAACTATTCACGTGCCAGGCTGCAGGTTGACGTCGATGCGGAAGGTCCCAATGAATACGGTGATCGTCGCGTCGACGAGCTGTATTCTCGATGGTTTACCATAGCCAATGACGGGGCTGTACTGGCCCTTGCCGGCCGCAAGCTCACCCGGTACAGGGATGCACCGAAACGGTTGTCTGCCAGGATTGATCCGAAGGATTATACGCAGGAACCGGGGTCGCTGGTTGAAGTTCAGGTCGATCAGTTGGTTGATAAAATGGGCAGCCCGAAAACTATACGGTGCCTGCTACGCCGGGTCAGGGACCGAGGTGAATATGTCGAGGTCCAGCTGGAGACAACAATTCTGGGTAATCGTCGTGGCTTTATCGCTCCGGCAGGCACCCCGGATTATCCGGCCGATTCGACCCATGCGCATATTGCAAATCCCGGAGGACTGATGACAGATGGTACAAATGGGTGGGTGATCCAATGATCGACATTATTGTTCCTGTAACAGCGCACATCGCCTGTCCAGACAGGAATTTTCGGTACAGGCCCGTGGCCAGCTGCATTGATTGCCCGGCATTTGACGGGTTTACGCAGGTCCAGGAACAGGGCAGCGACCAGACTGACGTACCTTTTGAAGCGCTGTACCGTGTTCAATGTAGCCACCCGATTAACCGCCGTATGACCACTGTGGAGAGTAACTGATGGCCGTCTTTACCGTGATTCCTGACGGTGATATAGATCCTGAAAGTGTGATTGATACGCCGCTGATGACGTCACTGCGTGATAATCCCATTGCGATTACTGAGGGGGCAGCAGGTGCGCCAAGAGTGCAAAACGCGGCTCTGGCAGGCTATCCGTGGGGGGCTGGTGATATTGCTGCCAATAGTCTCACAGCCGCCGAACTGGCAGACGCAGCTGTCGGGCAAGCGCAGCTCAAAACGGCTACAAGCACTCAATCACAGGCGATTACTACCCAGGGCGCTATTACTCCAACCGGTGGTAATTACACTACGAATTGGTTTCTAGGCTCAAATAATGTTGCGGGTTATGTAAAAGCTGTTAGTGAAGGGAGCACGGCCCCGACCAGATACGTATTTGAAACAACAGCAGCAACGGTATATTTACCTACTCGTTATATTCAGGCGTCCCCACCATACGACCTCGGTGATGGCAATATCCACAAGTTTGTCTACGCACTGATAGACAACGTGACCAGCGAAGTTGTAGCGACATCGATCGCCGCTGACCCGCCCTGGGCGTACCACTCAAGCGTCAATATTACTCCGCAAAGGATTGATAGACGTGGCCGCTCATTCAGATTTGAGCGGTTGAAACCAGCTGCAGTCGAATCAATCAAATCAATCGATGAAGCGATGAAATTGAGCATAACCGATCGAGACTTGTACATGGCATGGCGTCGCGGGGAAACCCCTGTTTCAGAGATTGAAATAACGACAGCATACAAAAACAAGGGTATGCCTGAAGTCCCTCACCCATTCCAGGTTGAGGATTTGCCAGGTCGTACCGTTGTTATGTTTGACCCAATGGATAGTTCGATTATGCTGGATATCGCTGCACTGCAGGACGCGGGTGAGAATGTTTCGGAACTGATTCATACGAATAAATTTGTGATTGGCAATACCGCCTTGAATCGAGCAGCGCCACCTGGGGTTATGCCGGTGGCAGCTCGGTGGAGATAACATTCAAAGGACGCATATCCATGGGAAAAACATCAGATCAACAAGGCGGCCCTATCCAAAAGCACATCGATCGATTCAGGCAGGATTGGGCTTCTTTCTTCAGATACCCGTTTTCGAAGGGACTCATTAAACGAACGGCATTTGGTGACGCAACCCACTCAACGATGAACTTGCTGGTAGAGAACACGCGCGCTGATGCCCAGTATTGGACGAAGTTCTACCTGGTGTGTATTGCGGCGTTGATCATCTCAACGTCGGTGCTTGCCTTCAGGTTGGCACATTAATCGGTAAGATGAGGGCGACCCGGCTGTGCTGTAACACGGCCGGGCCCCAAACCCACAGTGACACAGCACTGTGAGCCAAGCATGGCCCCCAGCCACGTCGACGCGGCGCTGTGGAGCCTACCACACAGTTAAACAGTATTGCAGTGTGTAAAAAGAGGCTCGCATGCATCATCAACCTATAATCCCCTGGATCGGTGGAAAATCCCGGCTCTCAGAGCATATTCAATCGATATTTCCTGCACACACTTGTTACGTTGAGGCGTTCTGCGGAGCCGCAGCAATCTTTTTTTCCAAGGTGCCCTCTGATGTTGAGGTGATCAATGACATCAACGGCGAACTCATTAATCTCTATCGAATTGTTCAGCACCACCTGGAAGAATTTGTCAGGCAGTTCAAGTGGGCGCTCAGCTCGCGTCAGGTGTACGAATGGGAGAAAGCGAAGGTGCCAGCCACACTGACAGACATCCAGCGCGCAGCGCGCTTCTACTACCTCCAGAAGCTGGCATTCGGTGGTCGAGTAGAGAATCAGAGCTTTGGCACGGCCACAACGTCTGGCCCCAGGCTGAACCTGCTACGCATCGAGGAAGATCTCAGCCAGGCGCACCTGCGGCTNCAGGGCGCTGTTGTAGAGAATCTGCCATGGGATGCCGTGATCAGGAAATATGACAGGCCACACACGCTCTTCTATCTCGATCCACCGTACTGGCAAACCGAGGGCTACGGGGTTGAGTTTGGAATGGATCAGTACGAAATCATGGCCGATCTAGCCAAATCAGTTGAAGGATCTCTGGTTATCAGCCTCAATGACCACCCAGATATCCGTCGCGTGTTCGACAGATTACACATGGAATCATTGGCTATCAGGTACACCGTAGGTGGCGGTGCAGGGACGGCAGCCAGGGAGCTGCTTATCTGGAATGACCATTGTGAGGATGGGCGGAAAGAGACTGGAAGCCTCGCCCTCTTTTAGCCTACTCTTTCACAGTACGCAATTTTGTTTTAAATCCTGTAACACTTTGATTTCATCAGTTATCGCAAATATCGGCGCAAGTTATCGCGCGCGGCTTCAAGAAGCGCAGGGAACCCGCGCAGCGGGCAAACCGTTGAGCCGGAAACCTTCGACAAACCGGCGCCTTACACCCGACCAAACTAAAAACAAAAAATCCTTGGCCAGTGTTCGTACAGGCTGTCTGAACACTGTGGCTCTATCGTCACGACATACACTCGCCTTTCATATTGTTCACGCGCCACCAGCCCCTGGATCCACTTGCCTTTCGGTAGTTCGAACCAGCGCGTCATGTGACGTTACACATCGTCACCATCTACACCAACAAATCTCAGCAACGATCGGTAATCGCCTCTATCTGCCTCTTGCAATGAGTAAATATATGCACGCCGATGATCGTTCATTGCCTGGAGGTCGTGACCGCTGGCCCAATCAATGGGCTTTATCCCAAGCACATTTATCAAAATAGCATCAGCCATAATTCTCGCATGTCTTCCATTGCCATTTGGAAAGAGATGAATATAGACCAGTCTGTGATGAAACCGCACTGCAATTTCAATAGGACTGTAAGTATCATTCTCAATCCAATACCGCGCATCATCCAGCAACATACGAAGCTGAACTCCCACTTGACGTGGGTCTATACCGATATTCTTTTCAGTTGTCCGAAAGGTTCCGGCCCAGGCCCAAACCTCGCCAAACAGTTTTTTATGAAGCTCGCGAACAAAAGCTTCATTCAATACATTTGCATGCTTCCGGCGGGAGAGCCAGCGCAAACCTTCTTGAATATTAGCCTGCTCCAGGTGATCAAGCTGCCCCCGTGTAGTGACATGCTTGAACTTAAGCCCTTCAAGCTCATCCGGGTCAAGGGGCGTCGCGCCCTCCGGGTAGTCCATTTCTTGCATCAATCATCATTCCATAGATCAGAGGGCATTTCCTGGATTAACTCTCTTTGCAAACGTTCAAGCTCAAATGAAAGCTGCTTCTCATCCAGGCTTTGCTGTTCCAGTGCCATATGAGTACTCGTCTTGTGAATGAGTTGCTCCGCTTTCCTACGGGCGCGCCCCGCCACAATATCACCGGCTGAGCTTTCCGGGACAATGGCATACACAACGCGGCAGCCCATCCCCTCGGCCATACGCTTGAGTGTTTTTAGCGTAATGACGCCCGCCAGCTC